CGGCTGGCCATGTCCACGCCTTGCGGCAGGAGCAGGTCGGCGGTGGCGAACGTGATGGCATCCTTGTGGTACACCAAGTTCTGAGCGTACTGCGTAGATGCAGCACCCACGAACACCACAGCCTTGCTGTTGCCAGGCAGGCTGTTTACGGTGGCCAGCGCGTGGTTGGCCGAGTACATCGGAGCCACGGTCACGGTAACGGCGGTGCCGCTGGCAGTGACATCGGTCAGAGACACGAACTGGAACAGCGAGCCGGTGGACTCACGGGTCTGCGGGTTCACCGCAAAGCAGTCAGCCACGGTGAACACGTCACCAGCGCGGATGGTGGCACCAGACGCCACGGTCAGCGCGATGGAGGTCGCGCCTTCAGCGGTAACCGCTGCAGAGGTGGTGTTGCCCGTTGCGCCGCGAGTGCCGGTCGTGAACTGCTTGATCGACTGAGACATATTGATCTCGTCGAAACCCAGCACGCCAGTGCCCATCATGCCGTTCTTGAACTGCTTGCTGATGGTGTCGGTCGGGTTGAACAAGCCCTTCATGCCTTCCACCAGACCGGCGTTAGCAGCCGGGTTGACGGTAGCGTAGCGGGGGGACATCACAGCGGCGTTCTCGTTGAGCTTCTGCTGAGCTTGCAGCAGAACCAGCGAGGTGGCCGGCGTGGTGCCGGGGGTGCCCACGGAGTTACCGATGGTGCGGAAGGCGTTGGCGACGTCAGCGTCGATGCTGGCGGCCAACTGGCTGATACGAGGCTTCAGTACACGATCTGCGAAGTCGTCCAACTGCATCGTCAGTTCGGCGGACGTGAAGTTCACGCCGATGTGCTTCTGCGAGGCGACCGTCAGGGTCGTGAACTGCTCGTTGTCGTCCTGCACTTGCAGGGCGGCGCCGTCAGTCACCAGAGCGCGGTCCGGCAAGCGGATACGCAGCGTGGAGCCGATCTTGGCCCCTTCGACAGCGAAGCTGTCGTCGTACTGGCGGTTCACGTTGCGCGTGATCACCAGGTTGTTTTCCAAGATCTCCAGAGCCTTTCTGGTGATCATGTCAATGGTCAGAATACTATTGGCCACAGCGGGCTCCTTTCAAATTTAGCGAGTTGCCTGAGCTTGCATCTTTCGCATCTGGCGGGCTCGTTCAGCTTCAATCCACTCCGACGTACTCATGTTCTTGATGGAACGTGGGTCAGTCGTGTCAAAGGACGGGTTGTTGTTGCTGCCACGGGCCGTTACAGGTGTGATGGGTGCTGGCGCAGATGTGGTTCGTTTGACGGGCGGATTGTCGGCCAGTTTGGCTTCAATCTTCCCAATTTCCTTGGCTTGCAGGATGGGCGGTAAGCGAGCGATACGCTCCGTCTCCTTGACGTTGGTGCCGAGGTAGTACGCTACGTCGGGGCCAACTTCAGATGCACGGATGGTGTCAGCCATGACGGTCGTGATGGGCAGCTTGGGGTTGTACGCGACTTGCTCGAAGTCTTGGTACTTGTCCCTAGCTTGCTCCTCACGGTCGTGATAAGCCTCCAGCAGTTCGGTGTGCTGCTTGTGCATCTCCCGCTGTGCAAGTAGCTGTTCGGCCTTCTGAACTGCCAGCGCTTCCGCGTAGGCTTCAGTCGATTCAAACTGCTCTGCAGACGGTAGTTGCCTAGACTGCTCAGCCACGGGCTGCTGTGCCCGTTGACGCTCCCACTTACGCTGCTCTCTATCAAGCCGTTTCTTGACGATGGCGTCCAACTCTTCTTGAGTAAACGTCTTCGTCTGTTGTTCGACTTCCGGCTCAGTGCCCTGTTGTTCAACAGGATTCGCTTCCGTAACTGCCGTGGGTTCCGGTGCGGCTTGTGCGGTGTCGATCTCCGCTGCGACTTCTTGGCTCATGTGTGGGCCTTAAGAAAACCTGGTCATCGGGCCAGTACGTTTTATGGTAGCACTTAAAAATTTACGGTGCAAGCAATGCTAGACGTTGCCAGTGTTAGAAGAAGGAAACGCTCTACCATACCCCCAAATTATGCGAACGGCCCCGGATGCTCCGGCAGCAGCAGTACCCAACAAATCCAATCCCGAAGCTCCGCCACCACCCCCACCATACGCGCCGCCGTTTCCAGCAATGTATGTTGACGTGTTAGAACTTGTCCCTGTAGAACCAGAAGATCCACCGCCGCCGCCATTACCTGTACTACCGGACACAGTACCAGCCGCCCCGCTAGTTCCTTGACCAAGTAACCCAGTCCCGCCGCCGCCTGCACCGGATCCATTAGACGGCGCAGCTCCACCACCACCGCCCCCGCCGCTTCCTGCTGTTGGTGCAGTTCCAGGGCTAGGGTATGTTCTTACATCTCCTGTGCCTAAGCCCCCCGCACCGGAATAGCCGCCGGCCCCACCGCCGCCACCCGCTTGAACACTGCCATAGTTACCGTTGGTGCCTCCACCACTACCCCCGCCATCACCTGTATAAGTTCCTCCGGAAGCATAAGACGTTGCACCACTTACGCCAGCGTAACCACCACTACCACCACCGCCTTTTACTACGCTTGTTGAGACAAAATAAGAATCTCCGCCATTATTTCCTTGGCTATATGGGCTACCCGCAGTGCCGCCAGAACCTACTACAACTGTGTACGAAGTGCCAGGAGTTACAGGATAACCGTTTTTGTACCCAAGTCCACCACCGGCACCACCTTGCCCTCCTCCGCCGTTATTATTTGCATCAGGAGCACCATATCCACCACCACCGCCACCACCACCAATACAAACTATGGAAACATTTGTGACGTTGGTCGGGCAAACCCAAGAATAAGTACCAGGCGTGGTATATTCCTGTTGACTTGCAGGAATATCTTGAGATGTGTTAGAGCTAAACATATCTGTTAAACAGAATAGTTTTGACCCGCGCTGCTACCAAACCAACTACTGCCATCAGCAGTAAACACAAACTTGTCCATTTTGTTGGCGCTTGACGTTACCACAGGGCTTGCCGCACCGGGCCATTTGACTGCTGCTGGCCATGTAGCTGTTCGGCCCCCTGTGCCGTCTTGCTTAAGCAAAATAACAAATGATTTGCCAGCAGTGGCAGTGGGAAAGGTAAACGTGCAATTACTAGTCAATGTCAAAATCTGAATTGTGCCGTCTGACAAACTGATAGTGTACGCTGTTCCAGTGTTGGCAGTGTTAACTTTTTCTTTGTAATCACCACCAAGATCAAATTTGGCCGCAGGACTGGAAACACCAAGTCCCATGTTTGTGCCGTCAAACACAAACGACGAATTGAATGTCAGGGTTTTTGACGCGTCAAGATAACCAATCGCGGTTGCTGTTGCTGCGTCATATGGCGCAAGTTGATACTCGCCAACGGTGATTTTTTTCGATCCTGCTGTACCAGCGGATGAATCAACGATGTACAGCAAATCGCCCGGCGCAACATTAGCACCAATCAGCGCTGGCAGGTCAGAGACTTTTTGGTCGGCCATGATTTACGCCCACACACGAAGAGGGGTTACGGGAGGTGGTGTTACCACAAACACATCCAGCTCAGGCGCTGGCCCGATGTTGCGCACGTTGGCGTGGTAGCCCGTGTACGGCAGTGGCTTGTAGTTCTCAGGCACCGGCTCAGGCGCAGGCTCGTAGATCGTGCCGATCATGTCCACCGCAGTGAACTTGGGCGTCAGCGTCACGTTGCCTTCGTCGTCCGTTGCTGAGTCGTACAGGACCGAATAGGCCTCTTCCTCATCAGCAAAAACAACCATGTAGTCGCAGTAGCCCTCTTGGACGATGGGCTCTGCTGGGGCTTCAGCAAGCACCTCGGGAGGTGTTTCTTCAACTAGCGTGTCAACGGTGTCGGTCATATCAGGCATACGCTGCTCTCGGTTGGATTACGGGGCGCGGCTTTGCGATGAACTGCGTAAGCTCGGGAGCCGGTGACAAGTTCTGCACATGAGCAAAGTAGCCCTCAGACTCACCAAGAGGACCGATCATGTCCACAGACTTGTACCGAGGTGTCGTCCACGAAAAGTGCTCTCCTTTGGACAATGAAGTCAAACACGGCACTGTTTTGTACAGCAACGCCTCAGCCTGCTCTTCGCTCTCAAACTTGAGCACATAGTCATGGAGTCCATTGACGGGCTCGGTTAGGGTTTCGTCGGTCATGATGTGATGCTCTGAAGAGTTGCGTTGGGCAGGCGCGTGGGGTAGTAAGAGAAGGATTGAACGTGGCCGTTGAGGAAATTTCCAACGCTATCCGCACCAAAGCGAAGAGTAGTAACGGTCGGAATCGTTGCCACGCTATCGGTCCCTACAGCCCCGCCATCTAGACACGCCGCAATATCATTCAATGCATACGCAGCGGACATACTAAAGGTTTGCCGAGCAACTATAGCCCCAGTGTCGATATTGGCTTGCGTCACTCCACCATCGGTAACAATGATTTTGGGGTCCAAAACATCGGTTAGCAGGCGAATACGATCACTGGTCGTTCCGTCATCAACCGCAATAATATTTGCCGCGCCAGAAACGCCAGGGCTATCCGCCGCCACCAAAAACGCCCCCTGCGTCTGGTTATACCAAGTCGCAAAGTTATCCCCCAGCATCGACGCATTGTCCGCTGCTCGGGTGACTTGGGAGGCTACTGTGGGGATGTAGCTGGTGGCAAAGGAGCCTGCTTCTAGTTGAGCGCCCCAGAGAAACACCCCGCTGGTGCCGTCGCCAGTGTATCCAGTTGCACCAGCATTGATGCACGGCCCAAAATAAAGACCGTCGCTTGCAGTTGCGGTTCTGCTTAAAGAGCATCTATACCAACCACCGCCAACAGATGTAATGACCCCAGCGCCGCTAATAACAGTGCCGGCAGACAAATCAAAATATGACACAACAACGCCATCTGTTGCGTTGAAAAAGTAAATGTATGCTTTCGTTCTTTCAGCGGCTTTAAAGTAAATAGATGCAGTTTTACTGCCTGTCCCCAAACCACTTTGAACAACCAAATGTTCTGCAAACGCCGTGTTTTCGACTAGTTTATCCGCTGTTGTAGTTGCGTCAGGTGCGGTAGTCGCATTCGCGGTAATGGATGCGTTGCCCTTTGTCCACGCCGCATTGCTGAAGTCCTCGCTGTACGTCAGCAAATTCGTCGACTGTTGCTCAATCAGCAGCCCGTTAGCCGCCAGCGTCGTCGGGTTGTAGTCAAACCTCGGGCCGTAGTAGGCCGTGCTGGTGGGCGCTGCTTGCGGGTTGTAGAGGTAGGGGTCCACGCTGGCGCTGTTGCTGAGCTGGGCTCCCCAGATGTAAATGCCACTGGT